ATTGAATTGTAGCTGGTTCGTTTGATTTGTAATCCATGTTGTTATAATTTGCTGATTTGATGAAGCAGCCATATAACTCCCATGCTTCCAATACGTTAGGAAGTAGTGTACCGTTGCCACCGTCAAGAATTTCATAGTTAATTTGGAATTTATAGTCTTGACCAGTAGCAGCACTTGCTTGTTCAACAAAGTCAAATTGTTTCTGTAGTTGCTGACCAACTAGTTTAGAAACATTACCTGATGCATCATCACGTAAATTGATTTGTGTCTCTTGCCATGNATGCTTACCNGCTANNNANACTTTACTATTATAAATGTCTAATGTNATTTCTTCAAAAGANACATTAGGTCTTTGAATNTCCATNACTTGTTTAGTTAGTTCTTGNGTAGAACCACCTGTTCCAAAGTTTANGAATAATGCTCTAAAACGATACTGTAGTTTAGGCATCAACAAACCCTGAGAACTAGGGGTGTTGTCTGAACCTACGGTCATATTGAACAGTGAATTTGAGGCTGTTGCCATTATATTGTCTCCTTAATATTATTTATCTTTAAAATAAAGACCCCCTGAGGGGTCATTTATTATTTCAATGCGGCGATTCCACCTGTATTCAATATACGTACTGGGATGTATATAAATTCAGTTGATTTCACTGGTTCAATTGCAATATCAATCCATAGCTCATTTCTATCGATACGAGCAGGAGTGTTATTTGTATCATCACAAACTACCAAGTAATCATATAGACCACGTTTTGCAACTAAGTCGATGAATAGTGATTGAACAACACCTGTAATTTGACTACGTGTTAATGCATCATTTGGCTCGAATACGAATGGACGAGCAGCAATTTGTAGTTGATAGCGAATATAAGCTATCAATCTTCCAACGTTTGTTCTGTCCATTGCAGTATTGCTAGCAAAGCTACTCTTATTACCGTAGTTCAATAATCCAAGACCTGTGAAGTAAGCCAATGGGTTAATTTGATTTGTATACAATACATCACGTATTGATACACGATTCTTAACAGTAATAAATTCACCAGTTGAACTATTTAAGTAACCGATGTTTGTAGCATTATCAATAGTACCACGACGTGTACCAGCAGCTGCGAACCAAGGATAAGCAACTGTGTCATTACGCAAGAATGTACGCAACATCATGTGACTCGCAGGAACAACTGCATCTGCGCCTGTCAAGTCTGTTGTAATACCGCTTGGATAGAAAACACCTAAGTACTCATCACGTGTTACCCAACCTTCTTCGCCTGTACCTGTTGCACCTACTGCGTTAGTAGCCCAGTTAGTAATACTAGTAGCTTGATCGTTTAATCTCAATGGTGTATCACCAATGATGTATGAAGTATTGTTACGCTCATTGTTTAAGCCTACCATGTCTGGTTGTAACTCTGGATACCCAGGGCATGAAATTAAGTTAAAGAAGTTATCTTCTTCACGTATTGACATGTTAGTACCAATAGCAGCTCTGAGTGCCGTTACTATCATATGACGTTGTGCCTTACGGCCCATGTATGCAGAACCATCTTCCTTCAAACCGCTAGCACTTACCCAAGTATATGAATACTGAGGTAAGCTTCCACCTGCGTTAGGATAGTTACTTTGTGTAAAGTAATTTGTCTTAAACTCTTTAACATTATAACCTGAACGGCGTGTGTTGAATAACAACATACCCTGTGGATATAATTCTGGGTTAGGACAATCTAAATCAACATAGTTGCTTGTCAATAAACTATTGATACTTGGAATAGGATCGTTTACAGGATCTACTGTTCCTGAAGTTCCCCAACGTGCATCAGCAAATAATATACCACTTGAACTTACTTGGTCTGTGTTATCAATAGATACCCATTGATCCACACCTTGTACTTGTGTCCAACGTGATAAGTTAGGGAAGTTCTCTAAATCACTTGCATTCAACCATAGATCACCATATGACAATGGAGATCCAGTGCTTTGTGTAGTTGGTGAAGTAGTTGATATAAGAATACCAATTGGATCAGTTGCGTTGCTACCACTAGTCTTTGGATGACCCAATGAATCATAGTTTGTATTTTTATATCCAACCCAAGTAGGTACACCTGCAACTGTCTTGTTAACCATGATATCAACTTCAGTATCAGTACTATAATACCAATATGTACCATTGACTGGATTTGCTGCAGGAGCACCTAACTCAGCAATATATGTTAACTCAACCCAATTTGACAATGCAGTAAAATATAATGGTCTAGCATTACCTGACAAATATGATACTTGACTTAATGCACCACCGGGTGCAGCTTGTACCACCATTCTAAGGTCATTTACACCATCTAGTCCACCTAATTGACTACCATGAATTGTTATTGTATCGCCTACTTGATAATGATGTCCAGCAGTAACTACGCTTGTAGCATCTTCAATGACATACTCACCTTTATAGTTGTGAATAGTAAATGTAGCATTTATACCTGAACCTGAACTTTCATCTTGAGTGATACCAGAGTGTCTATAGTCAACCAATATACCTTTACGTACACCTACTGTAACTGATGTAAATCCTAATTGATTAATCAACCCGTTACTTTCACCTGCTGCAGTCAAATCACTCAAATAAATCTCACCACCTAAAGTATGAATCAATTGAATTGAACCATCAGTTGTAATTTGTGCCTTTGTATAAGGAATATTTAAAGCTCCCCAATTTAAGACAAATGATGTTGCATCAGTTCCTGTTGTTGTTATATAATAAGGATTTGTCGTTTGATTAGTACCCGGCAAAGATACGACAACGGTCAATACATTACCTGAAGTTATTGTAGGATTGGGGGTAGAACCAGTTACAATAGTAGGTCCTGTTACCAATCTACTAAACAATGTTACACCAGCATCTGGCGTTAAACCACCGTTGGTACTATTACCTGCCATAGCAAACACACTACCTGTTGGGATAGCTTGTCCACCTGAAGAGTCTAATGTTGCAATTGCAGTCAACTCATCAGAATATTTAGATACTGATACAGATTGGAAAGCTGCATTAGCTGCGCTATACTTAGATAATACTAAGTTCATTCCATTACCAGCAGTACTTGTCTTAATCCATACAGAACCGCTTGGTCTTGGATAATCTTGACTACTTGTCCATAATGGCATTTGCGCACTTGTACCATAGGATACATCAGGTGCAAAGTAGTTACCTGCATCAATCCCGATATCAGATAATACTGAACCAGTACCTGCTGCAATTGTAATATAATTACCTGAACCATATTCAGAATAATACAATGACAAAACGCCAGAACTAACTTCAGCATGAATATCTGTTGCGTTCAAGCTGTTAATGATTGTAGCAAGACTACCAATTGAGGTTGATGGTGGAACTGATACTGTTAATGTATATGGTTTACCGTTACCAACAACAGTAATCGTAAACGAACCTGTAGCTAATGGGCTATTTACAGCTGACCCTGAAACTACTGGATAATTATTTTTCCAATCTCTGCTGCCAACCTTTTGCCATGTGTTGTCCATTCCTTTATAAAAATAAGTTGAACTAGACAACATTCCTTGTGTGGGCAATAATGGGATAACTGCGTAGTCACCGATATTACCTAATGTATTTGATGGGTACGGAGTACCATATAAATCAGGTCCTGACACAATACTTGCTGTATCAGTAACAACAATTGGTGTTACTGCATCAAATCTGTGCAATGTTGAATTTAATTCATAAATTCCCCATGTTGAGTTTGTTGTATCTAACCAATATGTGCTATCTGGTGGGGGTCCAATTGGACGTGAGATTTTACCAACTAAAGCACCTAAATCAATATCAGCACGTAAAATCCAACATTGATTACTTACACCCAATAATGAATAAGCTGCCAATAAACCATATTCATTGAGTTCATATCCATGAATAGGTGTACCATTTGTAGTTTTATAGAAGAATGGGCTTCCGAATAAATTAACTAAATCACGTTGGCTTGTAACTTGATATAGTTTGTTTGCATTTGCAGAGAGAGTTCCTGCGGCTATAGTAACTCCTGTTGAATCAGCTTTGTTG